GGTATCTTTTGCAAACAGGTCCAATCTGCTTTTAAGTTTCTTTACATCACTATCATCATTATAATCTCTTGCAACCTCTTCGATCAAATCTTCATCGTGAACCCATACATCTATTCCACACATTTCTAAATATGCATGGCAGAACTCATGGACTAAAGTTATGTATATAGCTAGACCAAGATTGACGCCGTATTTTTTAGAGGCACGATATATGACTCTTGTTGACATTACAAAATGCGGGTTATCACGCGTTCCATTTATGTATCTTGCTAATGCACCGCGTTTGTCTCCTGTTATAAAATGAATACGGACATTTTTTAACCTCAATGCTCTTTTTAATGGGGTCAATTCCTTTAAAATGTCTTCCACCAATTTTTTAACCTGTCTTATTGGCCGCGTGTCAACAGTGTAGTCCCATTCAGGATTATATTCTGTTTCTAATAATGCTTTTAATTTAATCATACAAAAAAGTAGTGAACGTCTTCATTCAAATCATACGCCCAAACCACCATTTGCCTAGTGTAAGGGGATATATTTCTTGCGAATTCAAATGGATGTTGATTTATTTTTTGTCTTAAAAAATCAGGAATATCACATTTAAATATAAACGTCCTTTTGTCAATTTTTTCTTTTTGACTATTGGGAATATCATCACCAACAAGATGTTCCATTTCTGTGGCGTCCGATGCCACATATTTTTTAAATGAATCATTATTAAGACCTGTTCTACAATCTCCTATGTAAACATAACGGCTTTTCGTTTTTGACTCTGTTACCACAAATTTATTGTCTTCTTCCAACTTAAAATATGATTTACCACCCTGAATTGGAGAATAACAAATTTCCCTGATGGGAACCTTCAATTTTAATTCTTCTTTTGTATGGGGAAATTTTCCTTTTTGAACATAGGCCAATGTCAGGTGTGGATTATAATCAGGGTAATCACTTTCATTCAAATAAATACCTGACATTTCATGCAATTTTTTCAAGACAGGACTACTTACTTTGAACATGGCTACGTCATATTGTGGTGCGGAAACAAATTTATCCAATCCTGTGAGTTCTACCATGAATGGTTTTTGCCCTTGTATCAATTGCCGGATTTCAAGCTCATTCAAATCCTTTAAAAATCCGTAACGAATGGTAATATGACATTCGTTCTCTCTGCCATATTCGCCATTTTCCGTGTAAAGGTCGTTGTCATTGATTAATTGTTTACTGAATTTAAGAATGGCATCGGCTGTTTCTTTTGGAACCATCGCCATCAGACAACCCTTTACAGCGGTTTTTTCTCGGTCTTCTGTCAACATGTTTGATAAGTTTATCATAAAATTTGTTTAAGTGTTATGTCCGGGGAAATTGGTAATTCGATAGTATTCCTTTACTCCTATGTGATTATCCACTCGCATATTCTTTTTGTGCAACCAATCTTCCACTTTAAGTTGATCTTCGTGGTCAGCCGGAAATTCATCCCATAGAACGGTGTTTTTTGGAAATTCAACAAAAAATCTCCATTTTGCGCCCATATGTGGTGTAAAATCGATGTGGTTGGCGGTGAGTACATCAGGAAGCATTTCCTCATAAGCTTCTATTTTTCCATTATACACAAGACCAATGTAACCTCTTCTTTTATCGGTATTTTTTGCCGCTCGGTGTGGGCTTATTGTTTCTTTTACTTTCCACCGACCTGATTTAAATGTTCTTGGTAATTTTTCAAGAAACTTAGAGCCTGCTAAAGTGGTCATTCCCCATATGATTTCATGGTCAGGATATTCTCTCTGTAATTCTTTTGCCATTGCTGTAGCGATTCCTTTTCTTCTTTCATTTGTTTTAGTATGTATCATACTGATGTGAATTTGGTTTCCATAGGTTGAAAAAGCAATGGCGCCAACAAATTTTCCATCTTTATCCTTCGCTATAAGGTTACAATAATTTTGTCCTTTATAAGAATCCACGCAACCGTGAGCAAATGTTAAAGGTTTTCCCCTTTCATATTCTATAATAATTTCTGAAATTATGTTTTTTAGTTTAATCATTGGAAAAGATTAGTTTATATAGTTCCTTGACAAACTGACGCCATCTTGGTTTGTCTTTTTTCATCATATGTTCAAGATTGTCAAGAATAGTATCCATCATTTGACTTCCCGTATAAACGGGTTTTCCTGAAATTATATCACCAAATTCTTTTTTCCACTCTGATTTTGGAATATTTCTATTTAAATATCGTTTGATATGAAATGTATATGTATGAAGATTTGTTTTGAATTCAATGTCCTGTAAATGATGTGGTTGTTTAGTTACATAACCAAAAAATGTTGGTTTAAGAGCAGTACCTGTAACATCGACATCTTTACCCAAAATTTTAGTTTTTGGAAGACCAATCACTTCGGTAGATTGATACCAATGCCTAACTTCATGCTTTACTGTATCAATTAATTCTTCTGTAGATTTCTTAAAAAATTTTATGAAATCATCCTTATTTACTAAAATAACTATTTCTTGTGGGTCTTCTATACTATGCATATATCCATCATTTGAGCTATGATAACCATTTGTAATAAACAAAAGCGTATCCGGTAATATATTATTTTTAGAATAAATTCTTAGAGAAGCTTCACCCCAATCTGTAGGTTCGTTGTCTTTTACTGCACTAAAAAGCGACTTGCCTTCATTTTTATACTGTGTAGCCAATCTGTAATCTTCATTGTTATCTACAATTTCATCATTAGATTTGCCTTTGGTATTGGATACTTTTTCTTTAAGATATTTTGAAAATAAAGATGCGATAAATTTGGCTAACTTCTCTGCTTGGTCATCCATTTCTGATGGAAGCTCAAAAGCTTCATTCAATATGGTTTTTAACTTTATCATTTTAGTCTTTCAACATTCACTATGGCTGTCGGTGGTATAACTCCTTTGTATTTGAATGAAATGGTTGGATATTTTCTAGGTTCTCGCCATGTCAGTTTTTTACTAATCATTCCAAAATTTGGGTCTATTTCAAACAGTTTTTTGTCATCTATTTTCTCGATGTCAACAGTCAATATCGCAACATCATTTTTCCACATGTCTAAAACTTTTCTATTGGTGGAATCCAACACAAAGTCTTTGGCTAATTCTTTTTTGTTGGTTAAAAATACACCACCCCTTCCATAATTAGGATAATTTTGCATAACCGTTCCGCCGGGAACCAATCCCCTTGTTTGTATTGATTGAACCAATGGATAAAAGGTTCCATGATAAAGAAACCTAGGTAAGCTGCCTTTATATGCTTCTTTCACCACATCCTTTGATTTAGCTATTGTTCTTGCGATATTCAATGCTTCTTCTTTGGACAAGTTCGGATTACCATACCATGCGTCCGCTACGGCATTCATAATTTCTTTAAATATTGGACCCGGTTTCAACCCCATCAAAGTTAAATCAAAACCATCAATGGGCATTTTTGGTCTTGTTGGAACGTTCTTTAATTGTTCCAATCTTTGTCTAATATTTGTAATTTGGTTTGGCATGGATGATGCATCAGAGTGTGATACATTGTCTGCGTGCATCAAATTCAATACATTTTCCAATTGTTCACCCATTTCATTGCGGAACTTTAACAGTGTCTTGTCTTTGATATGAACGCCGGTATCACCTGCCTGTTTTAATCGCATATGATTACGAACACCTAATTTAACCGCATTAATCAACTCTCTTGGATATTTCAACCGGTTCATCACATCTTCAACAATTTTCTCTCCTTCGATTTCATGACCGTAAAAATGAACGCCCTTGGTATCAGGTTCAACACTTCTTGTAACAGTCTTGCCGATGTCATGAAATAATGCCATCAATCTTTGAACTAATATGGGTTCTGTTTTACTTAACACATCAAGAGTATGTTGAAACACATCATGTTTATGATGGACATTTTGCATCATGTTTATGGCTGGAACCAATTCGGGAATTACAAAGGGTAGTAATCCTGCAATTTTCAATAATTTGATTCCTTTGGCTGGCGCTCCTGTGATAAGAATTTTATTCAATTCGTCACGGATTCTTTCCTGAGAAATATTTTTGAGTTGAGACGCATTTTTCTTGAGTCCTCTTATCATAAACAAAGGCAGTTTCCAATCATATTTGACCGCAAAACGAACGGCTCTCAACATTCGAAGCGGGTCATCTGTAAAGATTTTATCAGGATTTAGAGGCGTTCGAACAATACCAGCACGTATGTCATTCTTGCCCATGCCTGTCAAGTCGAGAATTTCTCCGGTGGACAGGTCTTTAAGAAGACTGTTTACTGTAAAATCTCTTCGTTCAACATCGTCTTTTAATTCGCCGCCTGTGACCGTTGGCTTTCTTGAACCTGCTGTGTATTGTTCTTTTCTTGGCATCACCGCCTCGATATCCATGTCGCTGAGATCAATTCCATTGTGAACCACACCACGAAGATTGAATTTGGCCGTTCCAAATCTTGGAAATACTACAGGGTTTGAGCTGGGGTCTTCTTCGGTAGTACCTCCTTTGTATGCTCCCACTTTCTTTGTAATCCATTTAGCAAATTCTATTCCACCATTTGGGGCGTTGACAAGCAAATCCAAATCCTTTGGATCTTTGCCCATGAATTCATCACGAACATAACCGCCAGCAATGAATACTTTACCTTGCCATTCTGTTTCCTGAATGGTTTTCTTGATAAAATCTTCCAACGATTTTTCCTTTACACCTTCCACAATCAATTGCTTTATCTCTGTCATAACTTTATTTTCATTCAAATCAATATATTGTTTTTTCATTCCCATAGAACGAACTAATTTCAATCCATGTTCAATACAATAATCTTTTAAAAATTTCAATTGTTGTATTGTTGGCTCATTTTTTCCGAAGGTATTAAAGAATAAAATATTCCCCTCAATTACTATTCTAATAAGATTTTTTATAGTTGATAATTCTACAAAAGCATCATTCATCATTTTTATTTCTTCTTCTTCATCTTTTGGATTATTTTTACTTACTAAATTATACAGTTCATCTGCAAACAATCCTAATAATATAGGTGAATGTGATTGGTCGTCAAAATATAATTCTGTAGGATTATTGGTTAAAATGGCTTTTTTGGAGTTATGAATTGGTTGGTTCACTTCTTCTATAGGTTTTACCTGCCTTCCAAATTCATCATCCCAATCATCTTCAGGATATTCATTCCATTGTTTTGCTCCTATTTTTTTGAAAAAAACATAACCATTTGGGTCACGAGGCATCATTACCAAAAAGTCAAAACGTGGTTTTAATATTTTGCCAAGTCTGTCTATAAGTTCTTTTCCTATTCCCATTCGTCTATAAACGGGATTAACGAAAACGGCAATATAAGCTAACCATCTTCGTTTATTAGCTTTGGAAAGGTTGCGTGAATCCATATGAACGGACCAACCCACAGGAATTTCTCCATCATAAGCGATAACGATAGTCTTTGGAAGATGCTTAACGAGAGGTTCGATCATTCCACCATGAATACCCAATGTCAACTGAAAAAGTTGTCGTCGGGTATCAATATCTACAAATGATAAATTTCCCTCTTTGTATGTAATCATAATTTATGATAGAAATCTGTTAAAAAATGCTTTATTTCTACCAATCAATTCCTTTCCAGCAAAATTTCTAACGTATTCTCTTTTAACCACATCCCAATTATTTCTCAATACCGCATCTACAAATTTTGGAAATTTGTCAAGGCCACCCAAATTGAAGGAAAAATCTATCAACATTTCTTCTTGTTTTTTAGATAACATTATATCCACTTTATAGGTTGTTTTAATATAATCGTGGACTCGATGTTTTGCTATATACAGGTCATGATTGAGTAGTTTTTCAGCTGTATTTTGGTGAATACCATGTCTAAAGTTGATAATTTCAGCAGGGTCTAGTTTGTGGCCGTAAGCTATGTGCCACCCCGATTCATCTTTATAGGGAAACCATAAATGTTTCTGTTTATCAAATCCTGCACCAATTGAATTTTCAACCATTCGCATATATTCCACAAAGTCAGGAGAAAATTCCTGCTGTTGAATGCTGGCGGCTGGCGGTGGCAATGCCGGCGTTTGTGGCGGTAGTGCTTCTATCATAAGTTCCTCAAGAATGTTGTTTAGTTTGATCATACATTCACATAGTCAAAATGTCTATCAGAAAAGTTGATGATTTTGTTCAAAAGGTGCGTAGCATCTCTGCTTCTTGCATCACGTTTATACACAGCTACTCCCTTATATCCTCTTTTTTTCAATTCTTCCAATGTTTTTTGAAATATTGCTCTTCCAAATCCCAACTTGGGTTCAGCAACATCAGCATAATATGTAATCAAATAACCTTCAAGTTGGCCTATGTTTTTCTTTGATAATACCATGCCTCCAAAAAATTCTTTATTGCCATCGAACAACCCATAACCCATCCCCGCAAACACACCGCTCAGCGGATTGTTATATCCTTCTACGTACATTCTTACAAAAAATCTGTCTGTATCTTCTTTAACATCCCATCGTATTTTGGATTGGTCAAATTTTTTAAAATGCTCTATTTCCGATATTATGTTCTTTAGCTTAATCACACATAATAAATAGGTGAAAAAGTCCTATAAATGTATTATGTGAAAATCAATTCTTTGGATGAAATATTCATATTTATAGGTGTATGTGATGATTTTATATGAATGATGCCATAACACAACCTATAACAAATTCAACAACGCTTGTTGACCAAAAGCGAATCAGATGGCCCGGTTCAGGCTCATTACCTGTAGTTACCCCTTTTGCTTTTTATGATAACGACTCTGTGTTTCAAACCGAGGCCTATTCTGCGGCTAGTTGGGCTGCAAAAGCACTTGGTTATCCCGTAGTGGATATTGAGTTGCTTGATGTCATATTTTATGCTCGTTTTGAAGAAGCGGTTAATGAATATGCCGCACAAGTCAATCAGATAAACATTCAAAATTATTTGTTGACTTTTCAAGGTCAAAATGTTTCCGAATTGGGAAATTTGACGGGTCAAGCAGTCATGGGTACTTCCCTGCCTTATGTAATAGAATTAGCCAAAGAATATGGTAGAGAAGTGGGTGTGGGCGGTTATGCTGATTGGAAAAAGGGATTCATTGTTACCCAACCAATGAAACAGGAATACGATTTACAGGAGTTGTGGGCCGATAAGGTTGAAAATTGTAATAGAATGGAAGTCATGCGGATTTTTCATGATTTCCCACCAGCCTTTGCTCGTATTTACGACCCGTTCTCAATGACAGGAATGAGTTATTCCAACGTGTTGAACGAACTTGGATTTGGTGCATATTCCCCTGCTGTTCAATTTTTAATGACGCCGATTTTTGAAGATTTACTTCGTGGTCAAGCAATTCAATTCAACGACATGGTTCGTAAATCAGCGTATTCATTTGAGTTGGTGAACAATAAACTAAGATTATTTCCAATTCCAACCTATGGCTTCAAGGTCTATTTTCATTACATGCTTCGTAAAGATAGAACCAAGGGAGAATTAGCTCCATCGGGTAGTGTAGCCGATTATGCTAATATTCCCTATAATAACATTGTTTATAGCACGGTCAATTCTGTTGGTAAACAATGGATCAGAAAATACTTTTTAGCTTTGTGTAAAGAATCCTTGGGGGCTGTAAGACAGAAATATCAGACCGTTCCCATTCCGGGTGGGGATGTCACTATGGATGGTGCAGAATTAAGAAATGAAGCTCAACAGGAAAAAACCGATTTGATTACGCAACTTAGGGAAACTTTGACAGCCACAAGTCAAAAACAATTGATAGAAAATCAAGCTTTGCAAGCTGAACAGATGCAGGAATCTTTGAAACGGGTACCGTTATTCATCTATGTTGGATAATTAATATGAAAAGAAAACCTACAAAACAAGAAGAACGACAATTTTTAAAAACTATAAAAGATGGTTTTTTGATAGGTATAAAATCATTACTAGAACGCCCGATGTATAAAAATATTGATTTCACACAAACATTAAAAGATGCTAAAAAAAGAGGAGAAATTAGTATAAATAAAAATGGTGTAATTTTATATCATTGGGATCCAACGACACATGTTGGCGATATTCCTTCCGGTGTATATGATGCTAATGTTATTAATAATCCTCATTCAAAAAATGAAATGGTAAAAAAATCACAACTAAAACCAGTTATAAAAGAAGTTCTGAAAGAATTGTATCGTCAAAGAAGTCGTGCTTCTAGTACTTATGATGATTATGAAACCGAATTTGAAGCGTTGGTCATACCCGGCCTTTCCACGGAAAATGACACGGTAAAAGTGTCTATAAGTATTGGTTACAACGCGGACGCCGGAGAACCCGCCCGAGGCATGTTTGGGCCACCCGAATATTCTTCGCCCGGCGAGGGACCTTCTGTGGAAATCGTTGATTCTTGGCCGACAAGTGTGAGAATACAGGATAAATCAGGCAAGGAAACTGAATATGACCCTAATAAATTGACTAAAGAACAACAAATCATTATTAAAAAAGCCATAGACGACCATGTGAGTCAGAATGATGAAAAAATCACTGATATGATTCTTGATACACTTGATTTTGATTCGGGAAGTTATGAGCCTGATTTTAATGATGTTGATGAACGTGTCGGTGAAGTTGTTAGTCCGAAATATGTTGAAAGCCGTTCATTAAGATTTGCTGGCACACGTATGATAAAGTATTTGACGGCCATCGGTGTGACCACCATAGAAAAATGGAATATTCACGAGCACGACGCAAAAACAATCAGGCTTCAAGTATATTTTAAATTACTAAAAAGCCGTGAAATAAGAAAACTTTTAAGTTTTGCTGGAACATATCGTAGTGAAATGCGAATGTATGCGTATAAAGATTTAGTTGGTATGGATTTTACAATCAACAAGGAAAACATCCAATAATATGAAAACAAAACTATTCGAAAATATAAATGGCAATCAATTCAAACTGTCCGAAGACGGTGATGAGACTGATATGAATAAGCCAGAAGAAAAACGGGAAGTTCAAATCGGCAAGGAAATTGAAAGATTAGTAAGAGCAATTAATGTTCCTGACAAAACGGTGGAAAATGATAATCTTAATAAGATTCTTGAATTAGCTATTGAGTTGGTCAAAATGCATAGCAAACAATAATATGGGATTACTAGGCAGATTTTTTTCGGAAAGAGACTTGAAGTTCATCGCTTCGGTAAACGGTGAATTGATGGGGGACATCATTCAAACCGAAGTGTTCATCTATAAACTGTGTGCGGAACAAACCAAAGTCAATGTGTATGGTGAATCCGACCCACAATCGGGTAAAATATTTTATCCGGGAGTTGAATGCACTTGTCTCATTGACCGCGCAGATATTGATACGACCTATGACCAATTTGGTTCGGATAGAAGTCAAACAGTGGTATTCAAATTTAGGGAAGATAACCTTAAACTTGTCAATTTGTATCCTGAAGTCGGTGATATAATTCAATTTAACAACCGCTATCATGAAATTGATAATGTGGTTCAGGAACAATTCCTTGGTGGCGTGCCGGATAAAAGTTTTAGCATAATTACCAATACTCATTATGCTCGTCTAAGTAAGTTGTCATTGGTCAAGAGACAGGTATAATAAATGATTAAATTAAAACCATTACTGTTGGAAGAAGAGACACCGCAACAAAGTTGGAAAGTTCCGAGAGGAACTCCTGATGATGTTATAAATGTGTTGCATGCTATCATTGCAGAAATTATTGCAAACAGTAAGGAATTTACCAATCACGTATCATTACAGCATATATACAAGAACAAGAAAATAGGAAGAGTGTGGATTGTATCGAACAAACTCAGGCCAGCCGATAGTTTGGTATATCATGAATGGACATCCAAGTGGTATGCAGGCCCGACAGGAAATACACCTTTGTCACCACAACAATTGGAAACAATTATTAAAAAGTGGATATAATGATTAAATTAAAGTCATTGTTAAATGAGATAATGTATAGCAGTATATGGAAAACACCGGGAAATATACCTTCTGCCGTAATCAATGTGTTGCATAAAGTTATAGCTGTAATTCTTAGAAGAAATAAAGAAATTAATCTTGATGATTATGTCCGAGTACACAATTTATCAGGAGATAATTGGATAATAGAAAATTTAAAAAAGAAATATATTGTATTGTCATACACAGAAAAAAAGAATGTATGGTGGATATATGGCCCCGATGCCCTTATGAAGAAAACAGGTGAAGTAGTCAAAGGAAAAAGAATAAATTCAAGACAGCTCAATCAAATAATAAAACGTTGGATATCATGATTAAATTAAAACAATTATTGCTTTGTGAAGAAATTGATGAAGACGACCTTCTGATAATTTCCACGAATCAAAATGTGTCCGTAAGTTATAAACCTGTCGGAGAATTTAGGGCTTCTACCGTTAGCATAGATAATACGGGCAGAGGATTTTGGTGGGTATCAAGGTCGTTGGTTGGCAATGAAAAATTGAGAGGACAAGGCATCGGTTCAACTTTATTAAAAAGGGCTGTTCAAGAAGTGTTAAAACATGAACCAAGGGCTAGAATAGTTGTTGAACCGAGTGGAACTTATGGAAGTAATGAACAACGACAACTTAATTTTTATAGAAAAAACGGATTCATAGATGTGTCCAATCAGAAAGGTGTATTAATATATAATAATCCAAAACTGAGTGCTGATGAACTTCATAAAAAATTATTGGAAAGTAAACCGGAAACGTTTTATTGGAAATCCCCAAAAGACGCTCCTGCTGAAGTAATTAAAGTAATACATATCATTATTGAACAATTGAGGAAAAAGAAAATAAATCCGGATGGTTATTTTACTATTTATAAAGAAACACATCCTGTTATTGGACTTTGTTGGGTTATAGAACAAATAAATGACCCCAAAGGTGGTTTAGTATATAGTGTAAGAGAAAAGAAATGGTTTCCATTTGAAGGCAGTGGATTCGAACCAAAAACGTAATGTGATTAAATTAAAACAATTATTAGCTGAAGTTGACAACATTGAATACCCTCCGGGATGGGTAATGTTCGGAGATAACGAACATCTTCCGCAAATGCCGGATGAAGTAAGAAAAGTTCTATATGCTATTTACGAAGAATTAAAAAAAAGCGGTATAGGAAATCCAAGAGCATTGATTAAGGTAATGTTTACAGGCGAGGACGGAAACAGGTGGTGGATATACACAAACCCTAAATGGTCAAAAATACCAGTAGAAAATAGAATGGCATTGATGTATTACGATGAAGAACCTGACGAAGAATTTACAGGTTGGTATATGGGAGAAGGGGGTGGATTGGGAGGAAGTGGACCGTTAGGAAAATTGAATCAGAAACAACTAGAATATTGTATTAAAAATTGGAGAAAACTTTCTATAGGACGATAATATGGCATGGACAGGCGACCCAAATAATCCAGTACCAAACATTGGAAATGCAAAATCCGATGTCAGCCAAAAACTTGCGCAGGATTCAGATGTTCTCAGTGAGAAACTTCATGATATTAACCGTGCTAAACAGGTGCGTCGTGATACGGACAAACAAAAAGACAATACGGTTACTTTGATTGATATTGATAATGCTGTATTGGCCCAATTACAAAAGTTTCAACTGACCGTCAAAGGTACATCAGAAATTAAGGTTCCCATTTATTACGCAAGTCCTGAAAAATGGAAATCAATACAGTATGATGGTGTCATTCGTGATTACAATGGTAAAATGATTTTACCTGCTTTGGTATTTCAAAGGACTACCTCTGAAAAAGACACAGCCATGATGATGTTTAATCGTTATTTGACTTATCCTGTAATGAGAATCTATTCTGAAAAAAATCGTTATACTCCATTTGCAGCTCTTGTAGGTCAAAATGTTCCTGTTCATGAAGTTTATGACATTATAATGCCTGACCACATGGTATTCACTTATCATTTTATTGTTTGGACAGAATACATTGAACAAATGAATACCATCATTGAACGCATCAACTTTGAAACTGAGGATTATTGGGGAGACTTAAGAGGATTAAGATTCAGAACAAAGATAGATTCATTTTCTCACACATCAGAACTGCAAGTGGACCAAGACCGAATAGTAAAAACGGAATTTGATTTATTGGTCAATGGTTATCTATTGCCTGATGTTATTGACAGATTTCAAGGCAGAAGAGACACCACACAAAAATGGTTTACTCCAAAGAAAGTTGTCATGGGAATGGAAGTTGTTGGAACAGATTTCAAGATGCGGTCTTTAAACAAAGATAAAAATAAATGGAGAAATCAAAAGTATCCAAATTTACAGAAAGACGTTGTTATAAATTCTCCGCCTACTGATTGGGAAGGCGATGTATCCATTGAATTATTGAGTAATCTTAAATTGGTTGTAAATGTTTCCTCCAATAAAGTTATACCTTCGCCGGGAATTCAATATGAAGCCGTTCCATCCTCTCCCAATAGTCCCGGTGTAGAAGGAAACATGGCATATGATAATAATTATTTGTATGTTTATACAAAAGGTGTGTGGAAAAGAATGCCCTTGGATTTGTTCGGATAATTATTTATTTTATGATTTACAATCCTAATGACGTATTAATAACTCAAAGAAATTCCACAAGTTCCTCATTTGTTGAACAGGTTCTTTCCTCTTCGGCAAACTCTGTGGTATTATTTGATTCAACCGCACATTTGATATCTTTATCAACTCAAAGTTTTTTAGCAAATAGTTTAAAAAGTCTTACATCACATTATATTCCAAAATGGGAAACAAGTTCTTTGGTAAATTCTAGGATTACTGACGATGGAACCGATTTAACTATTACTGTGGGCGACGGTTCCGGTAGTGGAGTTATTCGACTGAATAATAATGGCGGAAACGGAATATATTTGGATAATGATTCTCTTATTTCGATAGGTGGAGATGCAGCGGTAAACATAAATTCAACTAATATAGTAAGTGTATTTGCAGGCAGCGCATCGTTCAGCAGCCCAAACAATATAGCATTAGGAAGTCCAATAATAAACATGTATGGTGCTGTTGTTGTACAAGAAAACTTTGATCAATCATCTGATGCATTACAGATTCAAGATAATAATTCAAATGTATTATCCAGAATTGATATTAATGGAAATATAAGTTGTTCCAATGCTTATACTACCGCAAGTTATGCAGTAAGTGCAAGCGTTTTATCTCCATCATTTATTAATGTTCCAAATGGGGTTGCTGGATTGGACTCAAATGATAATCTATCAGGTGTTGTTATTCCATTACAAGACACACAACAAAACCTTGGTGGTATAGTGCCAGCAAGTGGCCAATTTGTTTATGCTATTGATACTAAAGCTTCTTTTATAGGCGACGGAACAAGTTCCATTGCTCCAACTTTTGTAAGTCAATCAATAACTAATTTAGCCCCGTTGACACGATTTAGTCCTTTAAGCGGAAGTGGTGTTGACGGATTAGGAAAGGTAGGCATTGCTTCTTCGTTCAGCTATTCTTGGCCTGTTATGTTTCAAAATGGTGTAGGGTCGTTTGTATTATATCAACTTCCAAACGATGCAACTATTAAAACTATGTTAGCAAAAATTACTACATTTGTATGGGAAGGTGAAGATGCTTATGACGAATTACATATTGATACTATTGGAGCATATTGGGCAGGCACTTGGATATATTCCAGTTCGTCAAGGCATATATCATCTTCAGCTGCAAACAATACGTATAATTACACGGCTTCATTTAATACGTTAACCCGTCAATTACTTATAAATTATAATAATGCAACAAGTTGGGCATCTCCAGCAATAATAAAGCTGGAAGTGGATATAAGTAATAATACAAGTCCATAAATTATGAGCATAAAAATAATTTCTCCACAATTATCTTCGTCTTTGATTGCTGAATCGGTTAAAGAAGATTTTGGTCTTGCCGCAACGCCAGTAACAACTTTATCGGGGTCAACATCCAGTTCATTATCCAAAAGTTTGGATGTTATTTATAATGTTGTCAATACACCCAAAAGCACCACCACCGCAACACTGAATATTAATGTTCCATTCGGTGCCACATATACGGCATCTTACAATAATTTAACACCATCTATCGCTAATTTCACCGCATCAACGCAAACGTATGGTTATATCACTGATGGCACAGCAAGTATAAATGTGATGGTGGGAAATAGAACCAAAAACATTCAGTCACTAATATCACAAAAATTAAACACAACCGTTGCATTGTTTTCTTCGTATGTGACCAATTCTTTGGCATATAACATTTATTTTTCAGGGAGTGCAAGTATATCAGGATTGGCACTAAATCCAACCACACAAAACATTTACTCATCAACAAACGATACTACTTTTACTTATGTAAGGAATACTGCTTCGTGGGTCAGTGGTATTAATCAAACGTGTGTTCCGGTTTATTCCAATACTTCAGGCCAAGTATATAATGGTATGTTGGTAACGCCTGATATATTGATATGTGCCAATCACGCACCACATAGTACCGGTGATATACTATATTTTCTTGACAACAATAATACCACAATAAGTAAATCCATTATTGGAACTTCAAACATTGTTGGATCAGATATATTAGTGGCAAGATTTAGTTCGAGTTTATCTAGTAGTATAAAACCAGCAAGAATACTTCCAAGTTCATCCTATCAAGGGCACTTAGTTAATTTATCAACGCAGGCACAACTAGCAACCCAAGTTCCGTGTGTGTGGTTTGACCAATATAGAAAAATAAGGATTGCCTGTATAAACACGATGCAACTTCCTACATCATTCGTCTATTTTTCACCGCCATCAGGCAGTAGTCCGTTTTTTCCGTGGTATGTTACACCTATCGGTGGAGACAGTGGTGCGCCCCTATTTTTTATTATTAATAATGAATTGATAGCCATAGGTGCATTATTTACGCCTGCTAATTTACCGGGTATTTCAAGTTTTACATCCCAAATAAATTCCACTATAATAGCGTTGGGAAGTACCAGCAGTTTAGTTACCATGAGTTTGTCTGCATTTCCAACCTATTCACAATAAACATAATTTAGGTTTTCGTATATTTATTGGGTAACAATGATAAGGTAAATACATGCCGATTTCAAACACTAATCCAAGTTCAAATGAAGTTGTAATGATACAACGTGACCCCACGAATAGTGTTTATCAAGAGGCACACATTTCAGGTTCGGGTTTAATCATTCATATCAATCCTAGTGGCAGTCTTGATGCAGATACTTCTGCGTCGTTTTTTGCAATCTATCCTGTACCAACCGCGAGTTATTCAGGAACTTCAAGTTACACCATCACGTCTTCCTATGCAATAAATGGTGGTACAAACTTGATCACAGCTTCAACGTATCCAATTACAGCAAGTTACTCCATTACAGCTTCGTTTGCAATGAATGGTGGCGGTGGAGCTAACGGGTCTGCTTCATGGGCAAGTTCGTCGTTTTTTGCAACTTCTGCTTCCTATGCAGGAACAGCAAGTCTATTATTGGGGTCAATTTTTAGTGCAATTTATGCAACATCAGCTTCATGGGCAAGTTCATCAGTAAGTGCAAGTTATTTACTTAATATATCAAATTCGATATCTGCTTTAACAGCGAGTTATGCCATAACTGCTTCTTATGCAATAAGCGCGTCTTATGTTCCAACTGCTTCTTATGCAATTACCACATCATTTTACAATGGAACTGCTTCTTATGCACTTAGTGCATCATATGTTTTATCGGCTAGTTGGGCAATGACTGCCTCATTTTATAACGGAACTGCGTCATATGTAATAAGTGCAAGTTACGCGCCATCTTCGAGTGTAGCTGTAACTTCATCATATACTCCAACGGCATCATATGCTATAAGTGCATCATATGCTATAACCGCAAGTAGAGCAATAAGTGCATCGGTTGCCCAAACAGCTAGTTTTACAGTAAGTTCATCGTATGCCAATAGTTCATCGTATGCTATGTCATCTAGTTGGGCAATTACTGCTTCATATTATAATGGAACAGCTTCTTATGTATTAAGTGCATCATATGCGCCAACAGCTAGTTTGTCTGTAACCGCGTCATATGTTGTATCATCCAGTTGGGCTATAAGTGCATCGTATGTTCCGACTTCAAGTTGGGCCATTACCGCATCGTATTACAATGGAACAGCTTCTTATGTATTAAGTGCATCTTATGCACCTACTGCAAGTGTTGCCGTGACTGCTTCATATGTCCCAACCGCATCTTATGTGGTCAGTGCATCATTCGTTCCAACCGCAAGTTGGGCAATGACTGCATCTTTTTACAATGGCACAGCATCTTATGTAATTAGTGCAAGTTACGCACCAACAGCAAGTTTAGCAGTTAGTACATCTTTTGCACCGACTACAAGTTTTGCAATTACTGCATCGTTTGCACCTACGTCGAGTTGGGCCATTTCTTCGTCATATTCTATCAGTTCATCACACGCCATTACTGCAAGTTATGCGGTAACGTCTGCCTATTGTTCAGGAACATCATCCATAGCTATTACTGCATCGTATGTTCCGACTTCAAGTTTTGCAATCACTGCATCATATTATAACGGCACCGCGTCCTATGTTTCTACTGCATCGTATGTTCCAACTGCAAGCTGGGCGTTGACTGCATCGTATGTCCCTACAGCTAGTTGGGCAATCACTGCATCGTATGTTCCAACAGCAAGTACCGCAGTTACGGCTTCTTATGTTCCTACTGCAAGTTGGGCAATCACTGCCTCATTTTATAACGGAACCGCGTCATATGTATTAAGTTCAAGTTACGCACCGACAGCAAGTATGGCTATAAGTGCATCATATATTTTCACTTCCTCCTATGCAATCACTGCCTCCTACGTTCCAACTGCAAGTTGGGCAATGACGGCATCATATGCACCAACATCATCATATGCTTTATCAGCAAGTTATAGCATAACATCGAGTTGGGCCATCACTTCATCATATGTTCCAACAGCAAGTTGGGCAATGACAGCATCATATGCTAACACTTCATCATACGCTATAACATCAAGTTTAGTGCTTACCGCATCGTATTACAATGGAACTGCATCATATGTGGTAACTGCATCCTACGCACCCACAGCAAGTTGGGCCATCACTGCGTCATATTATAGTGGAACAGCTTCGTATGTATTAAGTTCAAGTTATGCACCAAGTGCATCATATGCAATCAGCGCATCAGCAGCTAGTTTATCGTTATACATAATTTCTGCATCATATGCTCTGACTTCATCTTGGTCGCCGGGGTCTAACGCATCTGTGAGTTCATCTTGGGCAAGCGCATCCATTAGTTCAAGTTACGCTCTGACTTCCTCTTGGTCACCGGGTTCTCAAGCCTCCATAAGTGCATCTTGGGCATCAAGTTCAATGGGAGCAGATTTTGCGGTTTTAGCTGCCACAGCTATGACAGCATCATACACGTTATTTATAACATCATCATTTATATCAACATCATACGCTTCTTCGTCAACATTTGCTTCGTCTTCATTAGCCGCAGATATATCGGAACTATCTGTATTTGCTGTGAGTTCAAGCTATACAGTTACAGCTAGTTTTGCTCAAAACGCCGCAGGTGGGGCATCAAGTATATTGGCCGTTCAAATTTTCAGTTAAATACCTATATATCACATATGGCTACATATTCTAAATTACTTTTAAGTGGGTCTGTTAATGGACAACAAATAAAAATAACCACCGCATCGGGTTCAGGATATACGCCCCTGCATACGGCTGTGAGTGGAACCGGGTCTTTGGATGAAATATGGTTATATGCTTATAATGATGCTACCGCAAGTGTATTAACAAGTATCCTGTGGGGTTCTACGACTGAACCTGATGCTGTAGTTCGATTTACCTTACCATCCAAAGTTGGAAGAACATTGGTTGTTGATGGAAAATTACTTCAAAATTCACTTACAGTATCGGCTTACGCGTCGGTTGCAAATGTTATAATGTTCGATGGATTTGTAAATAACATTGGACCTTAATATGAGTATCCACACGTTACATAAAGGCGGAAGAAGATATTCTTTGAATGATTATTCTACAGGGACCTCTTTGCTTCCATCTGATATAAACGGATTGGTTTATTGGTTTAAAGGAAATGACATTTCAGGAAGCCAAGGTACTCATATTAGTAATTGGCCTGCTGCCTATGGTACCACAATACTAACACAAAGCTTGGTCTCTGCACAACCACAATTAGATTTTACTTATTTTGGCGGGCTTCCATCTGTAAAATTTGATGGTTCACAACAATATTTTAATTTCAGTTCTACATTTAGTGCTGGTAATACTTTTACCATGATGTTTTTTATAACTCAACCAACTACGGCTTCACTACAACTATATGCATCTACAGCAGCTAATTATCAAGTAAGAATTGGAAATAATATGTGGACGTATGATACTTCAAATTCTACTTTTTCAACTAATAATCTTAATTCACCAATGACAAATAGTTCAAAAATGATTACTGCTGTAAAACCCACGATAACCACCATAAATTGGTATGATAGTACAACTTCTATCGGTGGGGGTGCGTGTCGTTCGATGTCATGGTTTTATCTTTGCCACCCTTTTGGTAGTGATACCGGCACTTGGTTTAACGGCGCTATTGCTGAGGTACTAATATGGAGTACTAATTTAACATTTTCACAACTAACCCAATTACATGATAATTACTTTAAGATAAAGTATGCATCGGACTTAACATTTACATAAATATTATGGCTTTAGTTTATTACCCAAAAAGCTCAATAATGTATCGCAGAGATACACAAAATACCAACGGTCTTTATGAAGAATTAGTATTGAATTGCTCTCCGGATGTTGTATTATATTTTGACACGTCATCTGTATCAAGTGTTCTTTCTGCATCAGTCTTAATAATCGGTGTGTCATCAAGTTATGCATCAACATCTAGTGTTGCGTTAAACGCCTTAAATGCTGCTTCCGCAGGTAATTCATCTTCTTATTCAACAATTTTTACAAGTTCAACAAATTGGATTACGGCAAGTTTTTCAGGGTCACAAACTCAATGGGTTAACATAACCCAATCAGGAAGTTACAATTTTACCGCATCCAACATTCCACCAGCAGGAAACAGTCAAAGTGCTGATGTTCTTGTTTATATCAATAATACCGCTACACAAACATCTTCCTTGGTATTTCCTTCGTCTTGGATTAATGTTGCTTCAACTTGGCCAACATATATATCTGCTAGTAAAAATGCAGTGGTATGGTTGAAGGGATTTGATAATAATACAATTATAGGCACTTGTAATATTCAGTTATAATTTATGAATCCAATGTTTTCACAACAAATTGTAGCAGGTAATGTTAGTCCTGTAGTAGTTGATTGGGTGAATAGAGTTCAGAAAAACGGTGGAGCAAAACCAAGTCAAAATACCATTGTGGCGGTTAATGATTTTTATCATAACATAGCTTCAACTACCATTTTGGGAAAAGTAAAGTCATTAAATTGTTATGTTCCAGATAATGTGATTGCGGCTATAACACCGTTAATCAATACCGTTGGACGCGACCCTTGGTTAAATAACAATAATCAATTTGTTGCAGCAGATTTAACTATTAATGGATTGAAAGGGAATGGTAGTGACCAATTTAATACATCAGGTATGCAATTTAACAAGACAACGGGTAGTCTTTGGTCAATAATAGCATATCAAGGATATACTGATTTTGATTATACATATGAAGATTTAAG